TCATCTGCGACCACGACGCCGAGGACCGCGCCACCCTGGAACGCCACTTAGGCATGGGCACGACAGCGGCCAAGAAGAGCGTCAGCGACGGCATCCAGGCGATGGCGGCGCGCCTGCGCGTGCAGCCGGACGGGCACCCGCGCATGATCGTGCTGCGTGACTCGCTGGTCAGCGTGGATGAGGCACGCCGTGAGGCCGGCCTGCCGGTCTGCTTTGCCGATGAGATCGAGGGCTACGTCTGGCGTAAGAACACGGCCGGCAAGCTGAGCAAGGATGAGCCGGCCAAGGGTGAAGTGGACGATCACTCGATGGACACCGCGCGCTACGTGGTGGCGCACTTCGATCTGGTGGCCAAGACGCGCCTGCGGTGGATCAGTTGAGCAGGTGATAGGCGCGCAGGCTCGGACCATGTAACCTGCTGTCATGTCCGTGGTGACCTTGAGCGCGCTGCTCGACGCCCGGGATGAGTCGCTGGTCGTGAAGCGCTCACGCCCGCTGTGGCTCTCGCGTGCGTGGGCGAGGTTGCGCCAGGTCGAATACGGCGCGGTCACGGCCAGGGTGTGGGCGGTGCTGGCGGCGTGTGTCCTCACCCTGGCCGGCCAGGTCCACCGCCATGGTCTGGTGCTGGCCGGGCTGACGGCGTTCGTCGTGGCGGCCGCCAGCGTGGCGAGTGTGGCGGGATGGGTGATGGCCGGCGTGAGCCTGCTCTTCTTGGAGGTGCGCCGCCGGTGAGTGACCTTGATTCGACAGTCACGGTGTTGCGCGCGGCGAACGCCGCCGTGGCCACGCCGGGTGACACGATCATCATCGCCTTCAGCCGGGTGATGAGCGCCCAGGAGATCGATACCATTAGCGCTGAGCTGCGTAAGGGCATCCACCCGGACATCAAGCTGTGCTTCATGGATCAGGTGCAGAGTGTCACGGTGGTGAAGGGGTGAGCCTGCGTAGTCTGCTGGGCGAGGGGTTGACGCAGCGTGTGGTGCGCGCCGAGTCCCCCGTGCCGTATGTGTCCAAGTACCGCTCCGCGCTGGGCGCGCTGGGCATGAGCACTCGTGGTGCCAGCGGCGACGCCCGCCACGAGCTTGAGCAGTACGGGGAGATCGGCACGCTGTTCGGCGTGGTCAGCACGCTGGCCACCGCTACCTCATTGGTCAACTGGCGGCTCTACCGGCGCGCCGCGTCCGGTCAGGTGGAGGACCGCGTCGAGGTGACCAACCCCCGCGAGTCCGCGCCATTGGCCGTGTGGAACAAGCCCAACCCGTTCATGACTCGCGCGGAGCTGGTGGAGGGTGGCCAACAGCACGTAGACCTGACCGGCGAAGGCTGGATGGTGGTCTCCCGCGTCGGCACAGTGCCGGTCGAGTTGTGGCCGGTGCGCCCCGACCGGATGACGCCGATCCCTTCGCAGCAGGACTTCATCGCCGGCTATGTCTACACCTCGCCCGACGGCGAGCAGGTGCCGCTGCGTCGCGAAGACGTGATCATGCTGCGCTGGCCGTCGCCGCTGGACATCTATCGCGGACAGGGGCCGCTGCCCTCCCTGGCCGGGGACTTCGGCAACGAGGACTCACAGCGCGCCTGGTCCGAGTCGTTCTACCGCAACGCCGCCCTGCCTGGTGGCGTGATCAAGGTGGACAAAGAGTTGAGCGATGACCAGTTCGATGAGCTGGTGGAACGCTGGAACATGGCGCACCGGGGCATCTCCAATGCCGGCCGGGTGGCGGTGCTTGAGCAGGGGGACTTCATCCCGCTGGCCTACTCGCAGCGTGAGATGCAGTTCGTCGAGACGCGCGGCCTGACCAAGCAGGCGATCCTCGACGCGTACGGCTTCCCCAAGTTCGGCATCGGTGATGTGCAGGATGTCAACCGGGCGTCGGCCGAGGCGTCGCGCGCCTACATCGCTGAGGCGAAGACGGTGCCCCGGCTTGAGCGCTGGAAGGGCGCGCTCAACAACGACTTCCTGCCGATGTTCGGTCAGAGCATGGCGGAGCGGTACGAGTTCGATTACGACACCCCCGTCCCGCCTGATCAGGAGACCGTCAACGCCACGACCACGGCGACGGCGAACGCGTGGGCGACGCTGGTCAACGCCGGCGCTGACCCGAACGACGCTGCTGACCTGCTGGGTCTGCCGCGGATGAAGTTCCGGGAGGTGAATCACAATGCCATCGCAGGAACACAAGCGTGAGCCTGACGTGATCGAGCCGGCCGAGGTGGATGCCGCCGAGGTGGACGACGAGACCGATCGCCCGCGCGAGAGCGTGAGCCGGCCGGACGTACCGGCCACCGGCCGCACCATCACCAACCTGATGCGCGGCGGCCGGGTGATTTCGTGAAGACGGCGCTGATCGCCACCGGCAGCGCGCTGCTCGGCGCAGGTGCGCTGTTGGGCGCGGCGTACTGGTACTTCCGGGACGCGTTCCGGTGATCGAAGCGGCGATGCGGTGGAAGGTGGTCGGGCACCCCGACGACAACTGCTGCGATCCGTGCAAAGGCAAGATCGGGAAGCTGTACCGTAGCCGTAGCGCAGCGTATGCCGACTACCCCGGCGGGCGTGGCTACATCAAATGCGTCGGGGCGAAGTACGGCAACAAGTGCCGATGCAAAGTCGTAAAACGGAGGTCGGCATGAACAAGCGGCGACGGGACATCCTGACCGCGCTCACTCCCGCGGTCGAATTCGCGATGCGCAACTGTGGCGAGTGCCGCGACGCGCAGGCTGCGCTCGCCAAGCCTGGCCTGGCGTTCACGCCGCGGGCTGAGGCCGGCACGCCGGCTGAGCTGATGATCTACGGACGGATTGGCGGGGGTGGTTGGTTCTCCGAGGGCATCAGCGCCGCCGACGTAGCCGTCATCCTGCGCGACGCCGGCCCCGGCCCGCTCAACGTGCGGATCAACTCCGGCGGTGGGGACGTGTTCGACGGAGTGGCGATCCACTCGCTGCTTGCCCGCCACGCCGGCATCGTTACTGTCTACGTGGATGGGCTTGCCGCGTCGGCAGCGTCCTTCATCATGCTGGCCGGGGATCGCATCGTCGCGGCGCGCAACTCGTTCGTCATGATTCACGACGCCATGACCATGCCGTACGGGAACGCCGACACGCTGCGTCAGACTGCCGACCTGCTGGACAAGGTGTCCGACAACATCGCGGACATGTATGCCGAACGCGCCGGTGAGGACGCTGAGTACTGGCGCGGCAAGATGACGGAGAACGGCGAAGACGGCGTCTGGTATACCGGCCAGGAGGCGCTTGACGCCGGCCTGGTGGACGAGATCATCGTCGCCGCCAAGGGTGAGGACGACGCGGACGGCGAGCTTGAGGACGCCAACGTAGCTCGCCTGCTGGCCGGCTGGCAGGACATACTGCCCGCGAGTATCGCCGCCTCCCTGACCTTCCCGCCTGACCCCGTGGAAGAGCCGCCATCCACCGACGACTCGGTGGATGGACAAAAGCAGCAGGATGATCGTACTGTTACCGCATTTCGAGACCTGATGAAAGGGGTACTCGCATGACCGCTCCGGCCCAGCCGAAGCACGTCGCGGAGTGGGAGGAGTACCTCGCCGGGCTCGACACTCCCGCCAAGATCACCCTCGCGTTCAACGACAAGGGCGAGACGGGTTTCGCCGCGCGCACCAAGGCGTACGTCGAGACGTTCGCCACCGAGGCCACCAACGAGGCCAAGTCGATGAAGGCGGACTTGGAGGAGTTCACCAAGGCCACCATCGTCGACATCTTCAAGCAGAACGGCAAGACGGCGCAGGCGGGCGCGCTCGCCGCGGAGCGGCTGAAGCTCTCGTCGGGCCGGTACGCGGCGAAGATGCAGGCGCTCTCGCACACCGCCACCGCGCCCGGCAGCGCGCTGGACGGCCAGTTCGCCAACATCGGCGAGTTCGTGCAGACCATCTGGCACAACCGCACCAACGGCAAGCAGCGCATTGCCGGCGCGGACGCCAAGGATCTCGATCGCAAGCTGGAGATCGTCAACAACTACTCGATCAAGGTTCCGGACTCCGGCGGCTTCCTGGTGCCGGAGGAGTACCGGGCGCAGCTGCTGATGCTGGCGCTCGAAGCCTCGATCGTCATGCCGCGGGCCACGGTCATCCCGATGAACACGCAGACGTTGGTGTTCCCGACCGTGGACGCCACGTCGAACGCGTCCAGCGTGTTCGGTGGCATCGTCGTCTACCGCACCGAAGAGGGCGCGGACTTCGTCGAGTCGCAGGCCAAGTTCGGCAAGGTCAAGCTGGACGCCACCAAGCAGACCGCGCTGGCCTACCTGACTAACGAGCTGATCCGCGACAGCGCCCCGAGCGTCGACGCGATCATGACGCAGATGATGCCGCAGGCCATCGCGTACAACGCGGACCTCGACTACCTCAAGGGCACCGGCGCGGGTGAGCCGCTGGGCGCGCTGCACGCGAACAACCCCGGGCTGATCGCCCTG